CCTTTAGGTGTCAAGTCTACTACTTTTGGAATGAGCATTGTTAGGTCTCTTGCTAGTGCTTTATCTTCGCATTCAATATAGAAACTCATTGGTTGTGCCATACCAATAGCATAACTAATTTGACATGTAGCCCAATTAGCTCGACCTGTTGCAACAATGTTCTTAGCAATATAACGCATCATATAAGCGGCACTACGATCCACTTTAGTAGGATCTTTACCTGAGAAGGCGCCACCGCCATGAGGGCTATAGCCACCATAAGTATCAACAATGATTTTACGACCAGTAAGACCAGTATCACCGTCGGGACCGCCAATAACGAAACGTCCAGTAGGGTTGATAAAGTATTCGGTATCATTGTCTAAGTATTCTCTAGGTAAGATAGCACGAATAATTTCTTTGACTGCCAAACGCAATGCATTGATATCAATGTCATCGGTATGCTGAGTAGAACAAACAACTTTAGCAATACGTTTAGGGGTACCATCATCATTGTACTCAAATGTAACTTGACTTTTGGCATCAGGTCCCAAGCAATTCATTGTACCATTCTTACGTAGTCTTGTTAGTTCTTCGACAATACGGTGTGACCAGTAAATTGCACTTGGCATGTAGTTCTGTGTTTCATTACATGCATAACCAAACATCAAACCCTGATCGCCTGCGCCAAAATCATCAGTACCTAATGCAATATCTGCACTCTGTCCGTGTAGTTCGTTGTAAACTTTTACAGTGCGCCAGTCGAATCCTTTTTGCTCGTATCCAATGTTCTTTATTGTATTACGAATAGTAGATTCGACTTCTTCCTTGTCAAGAATTCCTTTGTATTCTCCGGCTACTGTTACCATATTAGTAGTAACTAGAGTCTCGCAAGCACATCTAAGTGACTTGTCTTCTTTTGCCATTACTAAATCTAGTATAGCATCGCTGATTGCATCAGCTACCTTATCGGGATGTCCCTCACTGACACTTTCACTTGTGAATAGATAACTCATTGATTTCCTTATTTGTAAGATATTTACTACGCATCTTTAATGTCGGTAGATTTCTTCTTTGCTTTCTTAGCCTTAGAGTAGAATACATGATTACCAATCTTTGCTACTTGTTTATAGGGCCAGAAGGGATCGACTGTTAGATTGTGAAAGAACAATGCAGAGGTCGGTAGAACTTCACTGTATGCATCGTATGCTAGAACCTCATACGCAATCTTTTCAGCACGTACATATCTAGGATCATTCTTATTAGGATTCCCCTTGCCCTCACATACCCAACTAAACTGACATGATTTTACTTTGTATTCTTCATTTGTTTCTTGGTTTGTTCGTGTAACCAATGATGTTTGATACACTACTTTGCATGGGTTGCTTGCGAACCCATGTTGGACTCTGTTCATTACTACTCTTGCTACTGCGGCTTGTCCGTTTAAAGACTCACTACCTGCTTCGTAAAAAATATTTGCGGCTAGGCATGCTAGTTGTTTTGGATCAACTGCCTTTGCAACTTGCTCTGGTGTTTCTTCTTCTGCAATTTCTTCTTCCAGAGGTAGGAAAAAATTCCCTGCTATCATTAGGATTCCAAAAAACAAAACAAAGGCACTGAAGACTTTAGTTTTAGATATTTCTATCATCTTACCCTTTCTCTCTTAGTATACACTAAGAGTAACTAAAACTCAACGGTTTAGGTATCCGTCAAGTCACTAAGTCCCAGCAATCGCAGTTACATAATGTAACATCTTCAACTGCCTGATCAGGTCTTACTACTGATGGCAGTACTACTCCAGTGATGTTGAAGATACTTAGATTTTCTGGGATGAGCGTCTGCTGAGGAGACCCAGCAAGACTTCCTGGCTCTGTTGCAGCGCCAGTCTCTTTTGGTATGCCTAACCTGTTAACAGGTTCTACTGGCATTTCATCGGGGATATCATTATCTAATTCCCCTCCAACTAAACCAATTCGTTTAGCGTTTCTAATTTCTCTCATGTTTCCGACAATACTCTGTCCGGAAACGTTAGTCAAGTCACTAATTGCTTCGATGACTTGAGCAGCCTCATATAACTTTGTCTCAGATGCATATGCATTCATAGAACTTACAAATGATTGAATGTCTACGATTGACCCAGTTAAATCAGCAAGTGTTGCTGGTAGTACCAACGCTCTTGCAGCCTGTTCGATCTTCAAGTTATTGCAAATAGTATTCCACAATGTGTTCAACTCTGCAATCTGCGGTTTGTTAGATGCCGCAATATTTGCAATCTCTGTATTTGCGGCGTCAATCAATGACTGTAATGACGTATACGGGCCTGCACCAGCAAGCAATGTTTTTATATTGCCGATTGCCGTAACTAACGCAGGAGTTTGTAGTATCAGAATCAACTCTTGTAACTTAGCATAGTCGTAATTTACGCCGGACATTGTTCCTAAGAAGTCTGCCATAACATATGTGCCACTACTACCGGAACCCTTAGCCATCAATGATATACCAGCGTTTGCTAATGTGTTATCAGTAGGTGCGCTAGTACCGTTTACATCGAGACCTGTCATTGTTTCTAAGTTAGCTACGACTTGGGCAAACTTTTCAATGTTCATAGTCTTGATTCGTTTGATTTGCATCATCGCTATACTTAGTGCGCCGCATGCAATAGCGAGATCGTCCGGAATGATTCCGGCTAATCTTTCATTGTACTCAGACAATGACGTATTAATACCAGTACCAGAATATATCAAGAAGTAAGTCTTACTGTTTGTAGGTACTTGTATAGCATTGTACTTTGGAACAGTTAAGCTGGCATAACTATTGGGGAACAACTTTGCTGGATTCAATAAATCAGCAAGCATAGTTAATCCTTCAGTCGTACAGTTCAACGGTATTAACACATCCTTCAAATCATTGTTCACAATCAATGTGAATGCCGCATATATCTTACGTTGTTGTTCAACTGACGCCGGTGCAATTTTGCCTAGTATCTCACCAAGCTCACTAGTAGTCAATCCACTAGATAACAGTGCTAAACTAACTGCAGGGGTAAGGGCATTGTTTGCTTGTATTGATAGTAACAAGTCTGCAGGGTTACCGAACGTATCAATTTTAGACAAATCAATCGCTCTACCCACTTTAATGAGGTCTTGACCCCAATAAACAGTTGATATGTTGACACCTGTAATATCCGCAGAAGCCAAGTCATTCATGTTACTATAGACACCATCTAAGAAAGTCAGTGAATTAGACAGAGATGCAATAGTCTTGTTAGCTTGTTCTTTGTAAGAATGAAACTGTATGAATGAAGCTAGGAAGTCTCCATAAGATCCATTGTTCAGATAGAAGTCTTGATACGCTTGGTCTGCAATTAGACGTATAAATCCATATCCCCACTTCTCTTGCCAACCAGATGTGCTATCAGTAGATGGTAGATAGTTATAGCTAGAAGATGGGGTACATCCTAAAGCGGGAATCGATGCACTACCAATAGATAATAGATTTCTATAGGTAGATTCAGTGATTGCAGTGGCTGCATACTTCTCATAACCCAAACGATATGCACCCTTTGATGATGCGCTACCTATTAAGTTTGCCCATGCAGTGTTATTAACAAGAGTGCCAGATGTATACGTGCTTACGCTAGTACTTGCACCCATGAATGATGTTGCAGTGGCATTGATAGTCAACCCTGTGTTAGATAGTAATGAACCTAACGTGTTGACTGCTAATGGAGTAAGTTTTCCAGATAAACTCATGGTACAAATACATCCGGGCTACCTTGTACGATACTATGACCGCACGTGTTACCAGAGCCTACTCTTAATACAGGGTCGCCCTCTGCAAATACAGTAGGGCTACCTTCGGTTGTTGAAGCAGCATTATGAGGAGGATGAGGACGTCCCCATGGAGCATGCGGAGTGATTTGACTTACATGCAATCCTACGGCGATTCCGTTACAGAACACAGAACCGGCTCCGCGCATGATTGCGCCGCCGGGTGCGTTTGTATCTCCAACTCTACTTAATGCTGCCATTTATTAACCTAAGATTAGTTTCTTGTCAGGTACTTTGATGCCGGTAGTAGCTTCAATGTACTTCATCTTGATGCTGTCTTCTGTAAGAGCAACAAGTGTGACGCAACTAGTATTTAGCATGATTTCTTCCTTGATATCTGCGGTAAACATGCTAGGAATCATTTGCATACCCTGTTGACTAGGAGCGATTGAAACTGGATCGCTGATA